ATGTAAGTGCTGGCCGCGTCGGCCCAAGCGTTGCTCGCGGTCATGTCCACGACGCGGTGCGGCACGGGCGGCGGCGGTGTGTCCGCCGGCGGCTCAAAATACAACGGATCTGGCGGTGTATCCTCGACGAGACAGCGATGGAAATTGCGGTACAAGCGCAGCAGCTCGCTGGCATAGCCCTCGTCGATGTCGATGATGAAGCGCGCCCACTTTGAGTTCCCGAAGAACACCGAAAGCTCGCCGGTCTTGACCTGCCGCCCAGTCGCAGCGGCGGCGCACAGGGCCTGCACGTGGATCTGCGGTGTGTAGGTCTCCAGCAAGCGCGGCTCGAACGCATCGCCAGCAGTATGCTTGAAGTCGATCACCACAAGGCTGCCGTCATCGGCATCGCGCACATCGTCTGGGTGCGCGACAAGCCAGCTATAGTCTGGGTGAGTGTATTCCTGCTCGGCGCCGACCGTGGCGAGACCTGTCTCTTGGGCATACCAGCGCCTGTTGAGGGGCTCGGTGAACAGGCCCATCTGAACGCGCAGAACGCGGCTGAGGTCTTCGCGCTCTTTCCGGCCCGTCATCTCTAGCCAAAGATCGAGCGGTCCGCCTGGGCGCAGCAGCGAGTACGCCTTGCTCGCGCCAAGCTGAAACTTGGGAAAGTCACGCTGCATGATCGAGGCCCTCGACGATCTCGGTGGCGCGAGCGAGGAAGTCGACCGCGTCCAGCGCGGCGGCGATGTCTGCGTCGCCTTCATGCCTGGCAAAAGCTTTAACGAGTGCGACGCGCAGCGTCACAGCTCGTATCGGGGCCAGCGCGATCGGCGCGTCAAGCGGCTGCATGACGAACCCCCTCGATGGCGCGGAGGTCGGCCTCCATTTCAGCTTCGAGGATCAGCTGCTTGGCGGCTTCCCGCTCGACGTTGGATGCGGCCAAGGCAGCCGCGAACTCCTCGCGGAGCAGCCGATGATTAACCGTGATGAACTTGTCGTGGTGCATTGCGTTCCTCCCTGATGAGAGAAACTGTACCTCATAAATTGTAATTGTCCACTAAAAAATGGACAAAATTGTCAAACAGCTCGGATGATATATATGACCCGGCCTATAATTTCGATCGCGCCCCCATTCTCAAAAATAGACTGATGCGAGGGGTCGGTGCTGGCCGGCTCCAAACGACGAGGGCCGTCATTGTCGCGGTACCGCTTGAACGTAGTCTCGTTATCCCGCCGAGCCACGACCAGTGCTCTATCGACGGGAAATGTTTGAGAGAAGTCAATTACAATGATCGAGTTGTGCGGAGCCTCTCGATCCATTGAATTTCCAGAGACGCGCAGTGCAAAGAGCGTTGAAGAACTCGACGGCACCGGCACTTTTTCGCCGTTTTCCGCCGTCGCCTCAGCGAAGTCCGATGCGCTCGCCCATGACACGACAGGCACCATCTGCACTAGAGGGGGTGGCCGTGGGCTGAGGCTCTGTAAAGGCTCGGCGTCTTCGGCGGCTAGGTAAGCCTCGCTGACGTTGAAGGTAGCAGCGTAAATTTTCAATAGCGAGGCGCGAGGCCCCCGCTTGCCGCTCTCGTGCGACTGATATGTGGCATAAGGCACCCCCAACGCTTCAGCGGCGTGCTTCGCGTTGCGATACCCGGCGGCAACGCGCGCAGCCTTTAGGCGGGCTTTGAAGGTGCTCATGATGCGGGACCGTACCTCGTCCAGTTCGAATGGACAAGCGTGATGATATTTGCAGCGCAAATGTCAAAATGAAATGGACATTAAAAAAATAAGCGGTACAATTGCCCCATGGACCTGGACAATTTGATCAAACGCCTGGGCGGCGGCGCTGCAATTGCGCGGCGGCTTGGGTTGCATCGCACCGCGATAAGCCAATGGAAGCGCGCGGGGCTGCCGGACAAGGTCAGCGTTCGCGCCGCGCTTCTGCGGATGGCGGAGGAGGCGGTGATGACCGCTGAAGAGCGGTCGGCGACACGCGACTTCCTCAAGGGGCCTCTGCGATGACCTTTGCGCGCGACGACGCCTGGCAGCGAGACCTTCGCGACCGCGTCATTGTCCCGTTTTATCAGGAGAGCACGCGTGGTCGGTTCGTCTTGCTGGACGGGCCTGGGCTGGCGAGGGAACTCCAGAGGCAGCACGGTGTTGACGCGCTTCTGCAAGCGGCCGATGGCCGCGCGATCGGCATTGAGGAGAAGCTGGTCCGCTGGCCAGCGCGCGGTCACGCGTACACCAGCTTCGCCCTGGAGACGGCCTCCAATATCAACGCTGGCCGCGAGCGCGACGGGTGGATGAAGACCTCCAGCGCGGACTATCTCCTCTACGGTTTTGAGCAGCCGGTAGGGACCGTTGACGCGTACCTGATCAACTTCCCGGCTTTGCGGCGCTGGTTTGAGCCGCTGGAGGAGACGTTCGCGACGTTTGCGACGCGTGGCACGCCCGACAGCCCAAACCGGTCTGTGGGCCGCGTCGTGCCGATCGCCGATGTCATGGAGAGCGTGCCCGCATGGAAGCTCGAGCTTGGCCGAGAGGCTCAAGCGCCAGCCACCAACGGTTACAGAAAATTCGATGCCGCTGCGCATGGTCAGGAATGGGCGGGGCGCAAATGAGCGCCCGCGAGAAAGCTGCCGGCACGCGCTCCGAGATAAAGGTTCGCGACCTTCTGCCGACTGAATGGAGCGCTGTCCGCGTCGATCGCCGAGCGGGTCAGCTCGGTGCTGAAACCAGCCACGATCTTGAGGCAACGATCGCTGGTCGAACGGTCGCGATCGAGGTCAAGCGCCGGCGCGGCGGTGACAAGCAGATCCGATCATGGATGCCGCCAGCGGGCATCGTCGTGACCGACGAGCCGCGTGCCGAGCCGATCGTGCATCTGCCGATCTCGACTTTCATTGAGCTAGCAGGGGGTGGATCATGATCCACGCGATACGGGATCTGCGAGGCGTCACCGCGACCGAAAAGCTGGTTATGTTCGCGCTCGCGGCTCACCTGCCTCGCGTGTTCCCAAGCCAGAGCTTGCTGGCTGAAGAGACCGGCCTGGGTCGCCAGGCGGTGAACGCGACCATTCAGAAACTGGTCGCGCGAGGCCTGCTTATCGTGACAGCAAGGGCGGCTGGCCAGGGCAACGAATACGCGTTTTCACCCGCGATGACGGCGGCTGACCCTGTCGTCCTAGACGACACCCCCTGTCGTCCAGGGCGACACCCCCTGTCGTCTACGACGACACCCCCTGTCGTCCAGGACGACACTAAGATACAAGTTAAGATACAAGATAAGAAACAAGATAAGAAGCTCTCGTCGTTTCACGACGATATTGAGCCCGCTTTCGATGCCTGGAACACAATGGCCGAGCGAGCCGGTCTCCCGACCGTGCAGCTTCGAAGCGAGGCGCGGAAAAAGGCGCTCTCATCACGACTGCAAGACGCCGGCGGCCTCGAGGGCTGGCTGGCCGCGCTCGACAAGGTAGAGCGCTCGCCATTCCTGCGCGGGGAGCGCGGACCCTGGAAAGCCAGCTTTGAATTTGTGTCGAAAACCGCGAATTTTGCGAAAATTTTGGAGGGAAATTATGACGACAAACGTGGTCCCAATGCGGGACGCGAGCCAGCTAACAGCCCGGCAATGGGATCGGCAATGCGAGCTTTCCTTGCTGTCATGGCCAGGCCTGACGATGGAAGTCCAGAGCCGGACGGGCCGGGATGGCCAGATGGATCTCGGAAGCACGAAAGTTACGATCGGGGCGGAAGTGGATCTAGCGGCGCTGCGCGAGGTGGTCGAGGAAGCCTGCCTGCCGGCAAGCAGGGAGGCGATCGTGATGGCGGTGACCAAGCTCGCGCTGATCACGGCGCATGCGGAGAAGTGGGATCAATTCAAGCTGTCGGTCTACGCCGAGGTGCTGGCTGAATATCCAGGCGACGCCGTGCTGGAGACGATCCAAAGCTGGATCAAGCGCGGCGAGAAATGGATGCCGACCGTGCCAGATCTGATCGACAGCATTCGGATCAAAGCGCGCAAGCGGTTGGCTGTGCGCGAGGCGGTCGAGCGCGAGACCGAGCGGCGCGTGTTGAGGGAGATGCGCTGATGGCGAAGAAAAACACATCGACTGTCGATGCAGCGATCGCACTCGAAGCGCTTGCGAAATTGCTTCGCGACCTCGAGCAGCCGTGTCCGTCTTGCCGGTGGCAGGACTGCAACTGGACGGTGCAGTCCACCGATGCAGACCTGATGCGCGCCGATTACCGGGACCGTGCTGCGCGCGTCCTCGACTTTTTGGGGCTGAGCCATGCGTGATCCGATAGTAAAGCAGATTATCGACCAGCATATCAGGCGCGCCGAGGAGGGGCGGCGGCGCTTTGGCGGCACCATGGATCAGAACACGATGCCGCCGGTGCAGCTGATTAAGGAAGCGATCGAAGAAGCGATGGATCTGTGCGTTTACCTGCAGGCAGCGGTCGCCAAGCTGGAAGCCGCGGAGCCTGCAAAAGCCAAAAAGCCGTCAGCTGATCTGGCGCGGCTGATAGGGGTGGTGTCCGACTATTATCAGGTGCCGGAGGCGCTGATCTGCGGGTGCAGCCGAGGGAACAAGGAAATGGTGCTTGCCCGGCATGTGGCAATTCATCTCGCGAGAACAAAGCTGGGCATGACTTATGCCGCGATGGGCGCTGCTTTCGAGCGCGACCACACGTCGATGATGCACGCGTGTCGGCGGATCGAGGACCGTTTGCTTTGGCAGGAGGAGCGAGGGCAAACCGATCTGGCGGAGGACATCGAGGCGATCTCGGATCAACTTGAGTGGCAATGGTGATCCTGGACCTATGGCTAAAGCACGCAGCCCCCTAGACCTGCCCCCGCTTTTGATCGAGACGCCGGAGCGCCGCCAGCATTCGCCCGTCGTCGATCAGGCCATGCGTCCGAAAGCCGGGAAGGCGGTCGAGACGGTGCGCAGGGTGCTGTTCGAGCACCCACTCGACGTAATGCTGCATCGAGCGCTGTTGACAGATCCGCAGCACGCGGCCGGCATTAAGGTTCGGCAGTACGCCGAGCTTGCTCAGCTGCGGTCACGCGTCACGTCCCGCTACGATCAGAGCGCTGGCATCGCGGCCGGCCCGGAAGCGGAGGCTCATGCGCGGGAAATGCTGCGTGAGGCGATGCGCCCGCTCGATGCCAGGGAGCGCAGTGTCGTACTGGGATGCTGCGCGCACGGCGAGTGGCCCGGAGTGTGGGCGCTGAGACGCCATTGGCCGACCGAAAAACGGACGCCGATCGAGGCTCTGCGCAGCGGGCTGTCAGACATCGCTGCCCGCTGGCGGATCACCTAGCCATGTAGCGCGCGGCGGGCGAAAAGTCGTAAACCTTGGGAGGATGACATGAGCAATTTTGCGATCGCCGAATATAACGAATACCGCACCGTCGCGGATATTCTGTGGCATGCTCGCAAGCGCGCCGACGAGGCCGTGACCGCTTTCGGGCGCACGCAAGGCCGACCCGGCATCTGCTTCGACGATGTCGCGCGCCAGCTGGAGGACATGCTCGCGGATCTACAGCCGACGATCGATCGCTTGGCGGAGGATACCGCCGAGGACTAGATGCTGTTGACAGCTCGGATCTCGAACTGTATCTTGTGTTTATCTCTATGACTCCGATGAAGCCCTGGCCCCGCCGGGGCTTTGTCGTTTGTGGGGATGGGATAGCCAGATCCGCCAGCGTAGAATGGTGGGTCGGTTCCTTTGTTGGTCCTGACGTGAAAGCCCCGATCCCCCGCCAAAAAATACTGGGTCGGGACTTTGAAATTAAAGCCCCGATCCTCCTCCAAAAAATACCGGGTCGGGGCTTTTCCCTTTTGAAAGCCTAAACATGCCTGAGCCCTCTTTTTTCGACCTGCCGGAAGCGCAGGTTGGGGAGGCGCGCGTCATGCTGCGGGAGACGAGGGCGCGCGCGTCAATGAGAAGGTGGAAGTGCTGATGGCTGAAGGTTTACTAGCGCGTTTCGCGCAGAAGCAGCCAGGACGCATCTACAGCGGCATCTTTCCCTTTTCGCGCCCAGATACTGATTACATGTCGGGGCCAGAGCAGCCGCAGAAGTATGCTTTTGCGCCGCGTATAGACTTTGCGGCGGGCATTCCCGGCAATGTCTTGAGGGCTCTTGATATTGCGGGCCGGGCCACGTCAGGCGAGATGGTCACGCCAAGGCAGGCCAATGAAGTCGCGATGACGATGATGGGCGGCTCGGCATTTGGCCGCGCCCCCGCTGGCGCGCTTGCTACGGGGCTGATGACGCGAGGCGCTGGCAACCCGCCGAACCCGACGCGCATAAGCACGAGAAACCCAACGGGTGTAAAGCGCACTGAAGATCCCGTTGCCGAGCAGTTATCGGTCGGCCTTGCGGAAAGCAAAGCGAGCCCCGGCTATGAGCACAATGTAGGTCTGTTGGCGCAATACCCTGGTTTCCGGCGGCTGCAAGGCAGGTCAACGGACGAAATTGTCGAAGGCTACATCGGACAGACGCAAGATAACTTGCGCCGAATTTACGACGAGGTTCCGACTGACACGAGGGAGCGGTCGAAGCTTTGGTACGAGGGCGCTAACCGCTTTTCTGATGCTAAGGCCGAGGAATATAGCCTTGAGCGCCCGACCGTCTCGGCGGTAATTGCGGCGCTTTCGCCTCAAAAAGACTGGTTTCAGAACGCCAGCTTGGCGGAGCGGCTAATCGACACGAGCATGCGCAAGGGCAACCTGTCGATGACCCGCGACATGGCCGAGTATTTTCAGCGGACGGCTACGCTTAACAAGCCGGAATATCGGGGGGTATTTGAGAGCATAAAGGGAGTGCCGCTGTCGCGGATCTCTAATCCGACGGAGCGTGCCTTGTGGATCAGGCTTTATGACGAGGCTCACAACGACAAAGCCTACCGCATCATCACGCCCGAAGGCGACCTCGGCGACTTTGTCACCAAGGCCGATGGCATTCCTGCTAAAGCAGGCTGGGGCAGCCTTAGCGAGATCGCCAAAGGCGTGAGCGCGTTGCTGGCCGGCAATGATCGGGCGGCGCTGAGCGATATATTGGGCGAGCGACACAAGATCCGTTCGTTCTACAACAACATCGAAAACCCCCGGCTTGCTGAATACGGAGACGTCACGATCGACACTCACGCCGTTGCCGCGCAGCAGATGCGGCCATTTAGCGGCAAAAGCCTTGAGGTTGCGCATAATTTCAAAAACAGCATTTTGGCAAGCGACCGTGCGGCAGGTGCCGAGGCCGCGAAAGGTTCTGCACTGACTGGCGTGCAGGGGACTTACGGGATCAACGCCGACGCCTACCAGCGGGCGGCGTCGGATGTCGGGAAGCTGCCTCGGGAGATGCAGTCGATCACATGGGAGGCTATTCGCGGGCTTTTCCCGGCGAACTTCAAAAACGCCAAAAATTCTGCTATGATCGACGACATTTGGAGATCGTTCGATGCCGGAGAGATCACGCTCAGACAAGCCCAGGATGCCGTCCTCAGAGCGGCAGGCGGCATTGACCCGCCTAGCTGGGGAGGACGATCTACTGGCCTACTTGATCCGAAAAGGACTTCCACTTTCGTGGGAGGCATACGTTGACCTCAACTATTTCGGCGATGAGCCGGACGAGCTGGACGAGGTCGAGG